TAAGGATGAAGTCTTATTTTCCGGTTTATAATATGTGATTTTACTGTAGTAATCTTTGAGCGCATTGTACAACTTCATTATTTGAGAAACATCATCCATTGTAAACCATTCTTTTCGTAGGGAATGAAATTTCCTTATTATGTTTACGGCATCCATATGAATCGTATAATCTTTCCAAAGTATTCCACAACTACCTCTATACATTCCCCAACTCGCTAAATAAAAAGCAAGGTGAAGAGATAAATAATCTACTGAATCTGAATTACCGAATACCGTATAGCAATATTCCCATGATTTAAAGCGATGATTTGAGTCTTGAACCATATTACTCAAATATTTTTCAACGCTACTTTTTTCTATGTCTAAAATAGGAAATGTCATTTCTATATAGTTAATTGTTTGACTCAATAAATTCCTTCAACCGATACAATCTATCAATGGCCGGATTGTAGAAAGCATCCGGATAGTGCTGCTTAATATCGCAGATATTCGCATTAACATACATAGAGGTGTCAAAAATATGTTCTGCCTCACTTAGCATCACCTCCTTGGGTAACTGGGTTGTTTGTGCCCATTCGATTATTGCCTTGACGGATTCCTCGTCATAGGAATATTTACTTTCTTCTGCCATAATTGCTATTTATGTTTTTATGAATTAGCCTGCACAAATATAGATAATTGAAGCCAATTACAAATGATATAGAAGCCGAAGTTATAGGAAATATTGAGGCTTTGCATTAATTTTGTCACTACTTATAATTTTTTACACCATATGAGCCCAAAGAATGTATATGAATTAATCCAGGAAAGACTGGAAGTGATTTTTAAAGAGTTCGACAATATATACATTTCCTTTTCAGGTGGAAAGGATAGCGGAGTGTTGCTGAACCTATGTCTGGACTATATGCGTAGGAACCGGCTGAAGCGCAGGATTGGAGTGTTCCACATGGACTATGAGATACAGTACAGTATGACCATTGACTATGTGGACCGGGTATTGGAGGCAAACAAGGACATGCTGGACGTGTACCGTGTCTGCGTGCCTTTCCGTGTAACGACCTGTACCTCCATGTACCAGAACTACTGGCGTCCCTGGGACGAAGCAAAAAAGGAAGCATGGGTCAGAGAAATGCCGGAGGGCGCAATGACTGTAGACGATTTCCCTTTCTATAACCGCAGGATGTGGGACTATGAATTTCAGACAGAGTTTTCCCGTTGGCTCCATCAACGGAAAGCTGCACGGCGTACCTGCTGTCTGGTGGGCATACGTACCCAAGAAAGCTACAACCGTTGGCGCACAATCTATCGAGGTGTGAAAGAGCAATATAAGGATTACCAATGGAGCACGAAAATCGGTGAGGGTGTGTATAACCTATACCCACTGTTCGACTGGAAAACGGAGGATATATGGATTGCCAACGGCAAATTCCGATGGGATTACAATAAACTATACGACCTCTACTACCAAGCCGGGGTAAGCCTTGACCGGCAACGGGTGGCAAGTCCATTCATCAGTGAGGCCATTGAGAGCCTTGCCTTGTATAAAGTCATTGACCCCAATACTTGGGGACGGATGATAGGACGTGTAAACGGAGTCGGCTTTGCCGGACTTTACGGCAATACCCGTGCGGCAGGAAGGAGAGCGATACGTCTGCCGGATGGATATACCTGGAAGTCATTCATGGAATTCCTGCTTTCGACCCTGCCGGAACATACCAGGAGAAGATACCAGGCCAAGCTGGAAACCAGTATCAAATTTTGGAAGGAAAAGGGTGGAGTTCTCAGTGATGAAGTCATACAGAAGCTGAAAGACCGCAATATCCCCATCCAGGTAGGTGACAGCACCAACTATAGGACAGACAAGAAACCAGTACGAATGGACTACCTGGATGACATTGACATAGAAGAGTTCCGAGAAATTCCCACCTATAAGCGTATGTGTATATGTATCCTGCGTAACGACCATACCTGCAAGTATATGGGGTTCGCCCTAACCAAGGAGGAGAATGAAATGAAGAGCAATGCCTTGAAAAAATACAAGGATATTTTATAAATACTGCATTGTACAGTAAACATATAAAACTGCCCCGACTTTCGCAAGCCAGAGCAGTCCAATTTATAAATTTAAAGTCTTATGATGAAGATTGTCTGTTGCGCCAATGTTTTACTATCAGCATAACGACAATCAAAACGGTTACACAAACACAAGCAAAACCAATTTGTTTAAGCAAGGTGGATTCTTTTTTTTCTTTTATAGTTTCTGACCGTTTTTCCTCACGGGTATTGGAAATGGTTCTTTTATCAGCCTTGACACTCGTAGTATCGGCTACTACCGTCTGTCTATCCTCCTTCTTATTGAAATCACCTTCTACATGACCGTCAGCCAATAACGGAGATTTCCCGGTCAGGCTGTCGGGCGGTTTTCTTGTATCATAGATACGGAAATCAATCACATAGTTACCATTAGCGGTAATGAGTTCGCTCAAAGAGGTACTTGCCCCATGTACGATATCGACCGATTCACTCGTGCTGTCCTTTCTGATTACTTCTGCATCGGACTTGACAGTTTTATGAGAGCTGCCACATGATAACAATAGGAACAGACACATGAAAGGAGCCAGCAATATATGCCGGCTTACCCAGTTCATAACCTTAGCCAACATAGGCAATGTCATTTATACGGTTCATCCAGCCTCTCTTGAATTTATTGTTAGCCGGACGTTTCCTGCATATATCCTCAATGAAGTCGAACCGTGCAATCTTAATCATGTCGAACAACTCACGCGGGTTCCTGGCATTCACCGCAGCAAGTGTCTTAGGTCCAACAATGCCATCTACAGAAACACCAAGCAAGCGTTGAGGTATCTTTATTCCGTGTGCACCGGATGCCCACACCCAATCGACAAGGATATTAGCAACTGATTGCGATTTAATATCGTCAGCTTTCCATCTGTCCCAATAATGCGGCTTGAGCACCCGGTTAACGACATCCTCACGGGTAAGCAAACGCAGGTCATCCACGTCTATATCACCGTCACCGTCCTTGTCATAGCCGCATGATTTCCACGTGCCGATAGTCACACCCATATTCGTAGCCCCTCCCAAATCGTCAGGGTCATTTACAAAACCGCCTTCCCACTTTAGGATAAACGGCGCTAATTTATACACATTCGCCATTCTTATTTTCCTCCTTGATTTTTGGTTTTACATAAAAATACAATATATTTGCAAACGCCTTTGTTTAAACTTTAAGTTGTGTAGTATTAAGGGAAAGGGAGCCGTTGTGAAACACCTTCCTTTTTCATAATTTGACCTCCCTGAACTCCGGAAGGATGTACTGGATATTCACCGCCGCCTCATGCAATACTTTGTGAAGTTCGTCCTCACCCATCCCGGTATCATCAGTAAACTCACAAAAGATATTGCCAACCCAATCCTGGGAGGAATTGAGCCTCTTGATGGCAACACTGCGGCATCCGTTCGTCGAGAGTAATGATTTGACAACCCTATCCTTGACCTGGCTGTCAATATCCGAATAGAACATGAAAAGATTCTCCGCAAGGCTTTTCGCAAATACCGCCACCTCACTCATGGGAAGCGACTGGATATTCTCACGCATACCGGCAATGCCCTTACGCTTCACCTCGAACTGTATACTAAGGAACGCCACATGTCCCAAAGGATGAGGTTGGACGATATACACCCGGTCCGCTTTCGTTTCATAAAGAACCCTCCAAAGCTCACCGAACACCCTGGCCGAGTTCTCACTCCTACGGTAACTTTTCCTTTCCTCTTCTTTCTTGAAGTACTCCACTTTTAAATCCGTCATCTTGTTCTTAGTGTACTGGTTGTAGGCGAAATAGGCAGCCGCCAAAGATCCGAGGGCGCTGACCATGTTTGCAATGTCTATTTCCATTTGTTTTTTTTAATATTAAAGGTTATATTTGCAACGTTTCATAAACAAATTTTATATAGCAGATTGTAATACGTCTTGCCTGCGACTGGTCGGACGTATTTTTCTTGTATCCTGCATATCTCGATAAAAATGAGTATCTTTGTTTCTCATAAACAATTTTTTAATTCGACTGTGTCCTGGTTTGTTCGTGAGAGCAAACCGGATGCGAAGCTTTATAAATCTGCGCAGGGAGTAAACTTCATACCGCAACATCATACTTCTCTCTAATTCCCTGCAAAAATTCCGTTCTACCGTGAGGTAGGACGGTTTTTTATATGAATGCCCCGTGTACGAAAAAAGCAAGGCATCATCAAATACACCAACATTCTACAATCACTGCCCCCAACCATTTATTTCATCCTTGTTTATATAAACATTAAAAACTATATTTGTACCGTTTTTTGAAAACTTATCTAATTTATAAAGTCCAATTACACCCTGCTTGTGACGAGTAGGGTGTAATATTTAGTAACCAACCATACAAACGTCCGACATTGTACAAATGTACATCAGACGAAATCAAACAAGTTGTTGAATTACAATTTTCCACTGACATTCCGTGACAGCAAAAGTAATTGCTTCCACAACCTTGAAAAAGGACATAAAAAAAGAGCTCGATGACAACATAAGTCGCCACTAAGCTCTTGGTATTTATATACATTTCTACAAGCAAATATAGGAATTTATATTTGAAATCCGATTACTTATTGCATCCTTTTTAAATGGTCATCCAAT